AGAGGCGGTGCTCGAGCGCGGCCTTCACTTCGTCGGGCGAAAGCTCGCGCATGCGTCTTTAGTAAACGTAAGCGACGGGGCCTTTGTCGGCCGTGAACGTGGTCGGCAAAACGACCGCCGCCACGGTGCCGAAGGTCTGGCCGGTCACGCTTCCGGCCAAGCCTCCGAGCGCTCCGATGGCGGGGATCGAGTAAAATCGGTCGGTGGTTCCGTTGACGTACAGCCCGATCCAGTACGTGCCCGGCGCCACGACTTTCGTCGCGGTGAAGGCCAGGCTCTGGAAGACGCTCGCGCCGGAGGTCGTCGTTCCCGCCGTGGCGGAATTGGCGAGCGCGGTTCCGGCCGAGTTGAAAAGGGCCGCCACGTACTTGTCGGTGCCGACGGTGGCGCCGTTGAGGACGCTTATGCCCGTGAGCGTGACGCTGTACGGGATGTAAACTTGAGTCATGTAGACGGTGGTGGCCGAGGGCGTGGTCGAGGTCGCGCTGGTGGCCGCGGCGGGAACCCAGCCGTGCGAAAAGCGCGAGCGCTCAACCGAGCTGATCGGCGTTTGCGCCAGGCTAAAGGTGAGCTTGGCTCCCGCCTTGGCGCAGGTGAGGCCGCCGGTGGCCGGGCACTGCACTTGGCTGAAAATGCCGAGGTTGCTCGTGCCGTTGAACCCCTGCACGCCGGCCAGGGCGGGCAGAGCCAAGGCGGACGCCGCTAAGAACGCGATCGCTGATTTCATTTTTGTTCCCCTTTTGGTTGCATCGTAAGGCCTACGTCCTTGGCCGCGCCGGCCATGGCCGGCAGCGTTTGCTCGAGCATCTGCTGGCGCTGGGCTTGCGCCTGCGCCTGCTCCCTCATCGCGTCGACTTTGGCTTGCGGGTTGTTGAGCCCTGACGGCAGGTAAAGCCGATCCTCATAAAGGTCGGCAAGCTTGTCAAGATTCACCTTGTCCATGGCCCGCGGGTCGAGCTGGGCGACGTTCATCATGCCGGCGATATAGCGCTCGATCGACGGCAAGTCCGCCGCCTTCTGCGCCTGCGCGAAGACCGAGACGAACTCGGCCCTTAAGAACTGCCCGGCCAGGCTCTCCGGCGGAGGCTCCAAGTAAGGGTCCTCGTCGAGCACGAAGTCCATGACGAACTCGACCACCGGCACGTTGTAGGTCCAGTTCAGGCTCTGCAGGTTCGGGCCGATGATGAGCTGCTGCTCCTGGACGATGGCGTTGGTCTCGGTGGCCGTGCGGGTCTTCGGATTCCGGCTCAAATAAAGCAGGTAGTCGGCGTAGTACAGCTTGTCGACCTGCTGCCGAAGGTCGCCGATGTCGGCGTTGAGCGTGGCCACGGCCGGGTTGACTTCGAAGATCTGCCGCAAGCCCTTTTGCGAGAGCGAGTGGGCGTCGAGCGGCACGTAGGAGTTCGGCGCCGTGGTGACGTAGGACTTCCTCAGGTTGGCCGGGCCTTGGATGGCGGGGGCGAGCATTTGCTCCAGCGCCCGGTCCTTGCCGATGGCTTTTTTGTTTAACGATTTGATCAATCCCAGGGCGTCGAGCGTCGGGCCCTTTTCGCCGTACTCGAAGTTGTTGGACATTTCCGACTTCGTCACCACGAACGGCTTGCGCTTGGAGAAGCTGATCTTCAAGTACCGGTCGGCGTCGCGCGGGTCCAATGAGTGCGCGCCCGAGCCGAACAGCGACTCGCCGGAATTGTACTGCCCGTGCGCCGAGCCGACTTCGTAGGTTTTGGACACCCATTTGCGGTTTTCGCCGCCGATCGGCTTGCGCGGATCGAAGGCTTCGTTCTCTTCGACCACCTGGGCCACGTCGACGGTTTGCGCGTAGTTGCCGTCTTCATACATCTTGCGCACGCCGGTCGAGAAGTTCGACCAGTCGGCTTTGCCGTCGCGCTTTGCGCCGTAGGCGGAGACCAGGGCGCTGACGTTGAGCGAGAACTCGCGCACGAGCTTGGCGGCCACGCCGAAGCCGTCGTTGATGACGAAGTACGATCCTGGCGTGAGCGTGTGGAAGAACAGGTGGCCGTCGATCTCGTCGATGAAGTGCGCGGCCGTATTGAACGTGCCGTAGTCGTAATAAATCTGCCCTGCCGCGTGGTAGTAGTTGCTCGAGGCCAGGCACGCCAGCGTGCGGCGCGTGAACTTGTGCAGCCAGGCGTAGTTCTCGGGCACGGCGGTGACGTCGGGGTCTTGCCCCTGGATGCGGTACCAGGGCCTCGAGGCCGAGGTGTTGCCCTCGAGGAAGCCCGCCACGTAGCTGCGCAGGGCGATGATGTGGGTCGGGTCGACGACGTGGTAGTTGTTGCGCTCGCCGGGCGTTTGCGACAAAAGCCACTTCGTCCTGTGCGGCGCGGCCCACCGGCCGCACTCGATCCAGGTCGATCGGACTTGCTCGAATTTCTGCTTGGCCTGCTGGCGCAGGAACTCGCATTTCTGGCGGTTGAAGTGCGTCATAGGCCGAGGAAATCCTTCTCGTCTGAGCCGAGCGGGTTAAAGCGCAAAGCGGAGCTGCGCGAGCGAGCGATGGCGGAATTGCGGCTGCCGCGGGCTTGGAAGGACGCCGTGCGGTCGTCGGCTTCCGCTTGCGCCAGCTGGTCTTTGCGGTCTTGCGCTCGGGCGGCCGCCTCGGCGTTGACCCTGGCGTCGGCCTTGCCGGCTTCTTCCCTGGCCAGGTTGCGCCCGGTGATCTCGCCCAGGCCCTCGTCGAGCATGCGTCCGCCGAGGGCGCCTCGGCCGAGCTTGCCGTCCTCGTAGCTGAGATAGCCGCCGCTGACCACGTTGACGTACAGATTCGCCGCGGCGCCGAGCGGGTCTTTCGAGAAGTTGTCGATCTCTTTGATGCCGGTCCCGCCGCTTTGGCCCATCTAAACCTCAAGTCGATAAAGCGTCTCTAGCCGTTCGAACCCCAGGCGCTCAAGCGATCGCTGGCTCAGGCGCGTCAAAGGGGTGGTCATCGTTATGATATGGTTCGCATGCGCCTTGCCGAAGTCAATGAAATCGTCAAGCAGAAGCTTTGCGGCCCTTGTCCCGCTTGCTGCGCAGAGCAAGTCCTGGACCAAGATCGTGACCTCGGGATCAAGGGCGCTGCGCGTGAGCCGGGACAGGTGGCATCCGACGGGAACCCCGTCGCGGCGGGCCACCATGAACCGATGGTCGGCCGCGTAGGCCCTCAGCGGAAACCTGCGCCAGTCGAACTTATCGCCGTAGCTGGCAGCCACGTCAGCCGCCGTGCGGGCGATGTAGGCCAACAGCTCGGGGTCCTCGTCGATCTCCCAGTGCCGCAAGCGGTGGAGGCTATAGCTAGCCATAAATCCTCTCGAACTCGGCGTCGATGGCGGCGTACGGGTCGTCGTGATCGGGCATGCGCCAGGCGCCATCGCCCGTGAGCCGGCCTTGGCTTGCGTGGCGGTCGTTTTCCGGCAGCCGCTCGGTGACGGGCCTGGCCTCGCACAGGATCAGCGCGTCGGCCACGTCCGGCGACTGGCCCACGCGGGCTTTGATGTCGGTCTTCGGCTCGGCGAGCTTCTTGTTGGTCACCTTATGGCGCGCGCCCTTGGTCCAGGTGAGTTGCTTGCGGATCGCCTCCAGCCACTCGCCTCTGGTTTGCGGGTCGAGGCCATGCCAGACGTCGAGCGCTCCGCCGGCCTGGAGCCAATTGCGCGTCTGGTAATACATCTGCGCCCGTCGGTTGTGGAACTCGGAGTCCTTGAACTCGGGCGCGTCGTTCGGGCTCGAGGCGAAGGAGACCAGCTCCCAGCTGGTTTTCCCCTGGTTCTGCGCGAGCGTATAGACGGCCGTGCCCTCGGCCTGGTCGATGAACACGCAGTCTGCGCCAAGCTCCTTTTCCCAGTGCGTGAGCCTGAGGTAGGTGAACATATGGTCCTGGCCTTCGGCCTTGCTGAGCCGGTACTTCTCCAAGAGGCAGCGGTACGGGCCTTGGGCGTAGGCGATGACGGTCTCATCCCCTCCGGTCCAGGCCGGATCGCAGGTGAGGATGACCGGCAGCACGGAGACGCTTGCGCGCTCAAACGTTTTCCCGCGGGCCAGGGCTCTGTCGACGAGCTCTAAGGAAATGATCGAGTCCTTTGAGCTCTTGCGCGGAAGCCCCCGCACGCGCACGCGGAACTCGTCGTCGTCCTCGTTGCCGCCGGCTTCCAGGAGCCAGTTGGCGATCTGATTTCTATCGACGTGAGGGAGCGTGCGGGTGTCGATCCGGCGCGAGTGCCACAGCGGCGAGGCCATGTTCTGCTCGAACTGCGACTCGGGGTCGTCGGAGTTTCCGAAGGCCAAGTGGATCTTGATCGTGGCGGTCTCGGTGAAAGCGCCCGAAGCGTAGCGCCAGATCACGGCCGGGATGCCTGGGGCTTCCTCGAAGATGTACATGGCGCAGCCGCCCTTGTTGTGCAGCCCTGAGATGGCAGCCGGCGTCTGCTCGCTCCAGGTGACGGCGTCCAGGCGCCAGGTCTCGCCGAGCTTGGCGTCCCGCGCTTTAATGCTGGTTCCGAATTTCTCGAAGTACAGGTCGACGAACCTCGCGTGGCGGAACCAGACGTCGTACTCGGGCCAGACGATCGACTTCATCTGCGGGTCGGTGTTGGCGGTGATGCGGGCGCGCACGCGCTGGGTGTACATCAGCATCATGAACGTCATGGCGCCGAACGCGGTCTTGGCAGCGCCGTTCCCAGAGGAGACGATGAGCCGATAGGTCTGATAGCGGGTCGAGGGATCGCGCAAGTGGCGCGAAAGCCTCGCCCACTCCTCCATCTGCCAGTCGTACGGGGCCAGGGCCTCGAGCGCGTGCCCCTTCTCGCCGAACGGGAAGATGATGTAGACGAGTTTCGTGAAATCATATCTGTGCTCGTCGATGAGCTTAGCGAACAGCTCGACGTCTTCTTTCTTCACGGCGTCTCCGTCTTGGCTGGGGGTTCCGGCAGGGCCAGGACCTCGATGGCGCCGCTTTCGATGGCGTCGACGCTGCGGCTCTCGGCCCTGGCTTTGCTTTCAAGCAGAAGCGAGGCCATGTTCGAGCCCATGTCGTGCTCGATTTTCTTCTTCTCGACGAAGACTTCCTTTTCGCGGCCAAGGAGCTCAGAGGCTTTCATCTTGTCCCAGATCTCGACCTCGAGAAGGACGCCGACCTGCACGCGCATGCCGTTTGGGTCCTTCTCGAAGAGATTTTTCGCCTTGAACTTCTTGATCGCGCGGCGCGCTTCGGGGCTCACGTCCCTTAACGAGGTCTTATAGGAGCCGTCCTCGTTTAAGAGCTCGGCGGGGTCGAACGAGGCCACCTCCTTCACGCGCTCGATGACCTCGGCCGCGTCGAAGCCGTATTTCATCACCGACTTCTCGCTTAAGGCCACGATGGCCTGGTGCACGTCCGGGCGCGCGCGCAGGTTGGGCCCCGACCGCGGGTCCAAGCCCGCCTCTCGGGCTGCTTGCCTTGCGTCGCGGCAGCGCAGGTAGTTTGCGATGAAGCGCAGCACGTTCGGGTCGTCGCGGTGCTCTTCGCGCAGCGTCGTGGCGAGGATCACCTGCGTCTCGTCGGGGCTGAGCTTGCCGCTGACGGTGTGGATCTCGGGCGGCGTCTCGGGGGCTGGAGCTGGGGCTTTGCGGTTGCCGGCGGGCGGAAGGGGGAAGCGTGTCATATGAGCCCAAGGCTCGCCGAGCGGGGCCAGGGCTGTCAACGGCTGCAGACGTTTACACGGCGTTTAAGGGGAGGTTTTAAATAATAAATTTCAGGGCGCTCTTTAAACCGCGTTTAATTGAAAAACGCCCGTAAAAAACGGAGCAAAATAAAACCAGGGACCCAGGGGAGCCCCGAACGTAAACAGCGTTTATTTAAAAAAGCGCCATGGAAAATCGCGCAAGTTCGGGATGCGGAGGGCCCCGAACGTAAACAGCGTTTATTTAAAAAAACGCCATGGAAAATCGCGCAAGTTCGGGAGACGGGCTTTATACCCATCTCCGGCCCGCCGATTTTTGCCCCGCCCCCCGCGCGCGCGAAAAGCCCTTATTAGTTTTTCTATTTATAAACAGTTATTAGTTAGCAAGCGGCCGTCAAATAGCCTCGGGGCGTGGCGCCCCTCTTCGGATCCGGACGGGCCGGGACGCGGCATGTAAATAAATATTAGTTAGCCTTGAGGCATAAAAAAACCCGCGAGGTTGTTAGCCTCGCGGGTCCACCCTAACCGTCCCGTCTCCGTCCCGTTTCTACTTGTCCGTCTTGTCCCGTTTCGTCCGTTTCGATCCGGTTCGCTTCGTCTCGCTCGAAGGCTTGTCGTAATGCCGTTCGACCAGCATGTCCTTCAGCTTGTCCAAGGCCTTGTCGGTGCCGAGGCGCATCAGCGCCTCTTTAAAGTCGATCATGGACATGCGCGCGTAATTCACAGGTCCACCCCATGCTCTTTGGCGTACTCAATGCACCACGCATGGATATTTTCAAAATCAACCCACGTCGAATCATCCGTGGCCTTTAAGTCGCGGTCGCAGAACGCGTCGGCATACGCGTCATCGTCGAGGCTCATGAACTTTTCCGTGGTCCAGTCGCGAGGCGCGCCCGTGAGGCGGCTAAACGCCTCGCAATCGGCATCCGTGGTGCAAGACGCCTCATCGGCCGCGCTCTCCACGGCCATGGCCGGACGTCGCTCGATATTCCCTTTAAAGGCTTGGCCCGTGGCGAAGGCCATGCCGATGCCTAAGGCCACATACATGAAAATCGGCATAGCTCACTCCTCGACGCGCATGGCGCGGCCCGTTGAAGGATTCCCTTGCATCTGTTGGCACTTATAAAGCGCCTTGCCGCTAGCCAATGCCTCGAACGGTTCGTCAAGGCCCTTGCCGACCGCGCTGTGCCATGTGGCCGTGTCGCCCTTGACTTTCCGGGGATTGACGTTAGCTCCGAGCTTGACTTTCTCGCACTTGTAGGCCGTGCCCTTCACCATGGCCCGTGCCGCTTCTTGGGTCGAGAGCTTCGACGAAGGACGGCTTTCCAAGAAGACGGTCTCAGCGCGTGCTGAACTGAGGGCAAGCATGGCGGCTAGCACCAAGCCGAAGCGGATCAAGCGGTCTCGCATGGTTAGCTGGGACTTGCCGCGAAACGAATTAAAAGCGTGCATAACAGGACTCCTTGTCAGAGCGGTTAGGGTTAAAAGTCTCACTTGCATAACGCATGCCGTCATACGCACCGCGTAAAATCGAGATGAGACGTTTTGTCCTGTCGTTTTTATAAACACTGTATAGATTTTAAACGCTGTATTAAGATCGGGCGAAGCTTAAACTCCGTAGTAACTAAAAACTCTTTATTACTCTGTTTAAACTGCTATAAAATCTGGCACACTCTGTTTAAATCGCTGAAACTCTGTAGCTTCGGGGTAGCCCGGCGTTCGAAAAAACCTCGTTTCGCACCTGGTCATGCGTAAAAACCGAGCAGGATTGAAATGTGCACAACGCGCTGCATTTCTGTGCAATTCTGCAACGCGTTTAACAGAAAACGGCTCAAATCGAATTAAACGGCAATAGCGGTGCGTCATAAATTTAAGATTGACTTCACATTTTCTTCATGATATTTACCTATCAGGTAGCCAACATGGTTGGCGGCCGCGTGCGACTTTGGAGTCACAGCGGAACGCCCCGAACCATCCTGGGTATACTGCTAGGTAAGAGACTTCGAAGAATGCCAGATCGAATATACGCCTTCCCAGGCCTCTTAATGACTCCGATTCTCAATTAAAAACCCGCAGCGTGACTACCTGGGAATTTTTACATTTAAATAATTAATTACTGGACGGGCATTTAAACAACGTTTAAACGTTCCCTTCACAAGGCCGCAATCACGTGGCTTTAAAGGAGCGTCCGATATGAACAACGTTTGGCTCATAAGCATTCATATCTCGGGAGAGAAGAGCCCGAGCAGTAGACGGCGTCGCGGCATGCGCGGTCACGTGGTCAGGCTTGGCGAATTCCCGGATGACGGACGCGACTTCGAATTGACCGATGACCTTATGGACAGGGTATCCGAGATCCTCTCCTCTGAATTTGCCATGGTGCGCAGGGCCGTCATCGTGGTCCAGCCGGCCACGTTCCTGAAACGTCGCTTCAGTCGCGTCATATTCCAGTTCGACGCCGATGATCCGCGCAGGCGCACCTATGAGATCGCAAGCGAGGTTGAGCCATGAAACGCGCAGAACGATGGATCATCATCGATTGGGCCAACAATCTCGTAAACACCGGGGGCGCCACATTCGACAGCTTCGAAGACGGGTGGGGCTGGATCTATGAGCATGTGCCGGATGAGGACAACGCTTACGACGATTACTTCGTGGTCCCGGAAAGCGAGCGCCCAGGCCTGAAGCGGTACCTGGACCCGCATGATCCGAGAGCAAGCGAGGTGGCGCCATGAACCATCGAGTCATCATGGTCCCCGTAAAGCTTTGGTACTGCGCCAAATGCGGCTGCATGGTCAGCGACATAGACTGTCCTCATTGGGATTACGAATCCGATGACGTCATCGGGAGAAGCGAGGTGGCGCCATGAACCACCGAGTCATCGAGCAATT